CGCAATTGCAAAGTCTGTTCCGCTAGTCCCAACCGCAAAATTTTGCACTTGAGCGGTCAAGCCATTGAGAGCAGTTATTCCAGTTGTAAACGTGGTAATTATCTGACATCAATGGTTATCCTCAGTATGTAGCGTAATCGTACGTCCCGAATGATTAACGTAATATCTAATCGCCAATCTATCGGTTAAAGCTAGCGTTGTCGTAGGAACGGCAAGCGTTGAAAAATAAGAAATAATGTTAGTTCCAAACGCAATCAACTCTGGAAATCCGCTATTTGATGCAATTAATGTAGCCGTTCCGCCAGAATTTACTTTGTATAATTCAACGTAAAAACTAGGTGAGCCTCCACCACTTGAGGCACTAAAGTACGTCTCAAAGTTCCAGTTTCCGCCAGCAATTTCTAACAAATTTGGGTCGCCAGCATCGGTAATAAACGAGGCTATGTAGCCGTCTGCATTTATTGTAAAATCCGTTCCCGCTCCCAAAATTGGAACTTTGTTTAATTCCTTATAAGCAATGCCGCCAATTGTACCTTGGGCAACAGAGCCGTTTAAATAGTAGCTAACCGACGAACCACCACCGCTAGACTCTGGAAAGTCAGCTAAAGAGCCATCGCCTCGGATGTATTGGCCAACATTACCAGCGCCTCCTAAAACTTGCGATTCTGTAATCGATAATCCATTAGCTGCTTCAGCAATTGTTACCGGTAAGTGATTCTGTCCACTTCCACTTGGATCAACTGGATTTTGTCCATCCGAAACCACAAAGCCTGGAGAAGCTGGAGTAGAACCTTCTCTTACAACGCTTGCTCTATATATGCTGATATTTACGTCTTCCATTTATGTCGTTGGTTCAATTCCTAAATCGTAAAGCTCAATTTGTGCCGTTCCCGTTCTGCAATTTAGCTGATAACTTACAAGTGCCCAATATCTGCCGTTAAATAAAAACGAACGGAAAGGATCAATCTCTCTGCGCTCCAAAGTTGCTAAAACTCTGTAGTTAGTTCGCCCTTTCAAGTTAGCCAACTCTTGTATAATTATATCCAACAAAGGCAAACCTTCTACTCCATCTCTGCTCCACTCTTCAGTTACAGGATTGCCAGTAATAAGCAACTGCATAGCCGATGCTGAGTTACTCGTGACTGCATCGCCAATGTATGTGTTGTAATCTGGATGGACGTTCGCATAAGGAGATCCAGTAACACCTTTAACCCCCAACTTAGCAAGAGAAAGTCCAGATGTTTTTTCAATCTTTAGAGAAAGATTTTCGTACCGGACAACGTATCGATTTGGAGTTGCTCCGTTGCAAATCAATTGGTAAAGTCTAATCTCAACTTCTCCATCCACTGGTACAAGTACATTGCTAATTGCAATGCTATTCCACACAGATCCAGCAGTTACAGAAAATTCCATTATTGTACTAGTTCCAGTCCAAGCAAATGTTGTAGCTCCGCTTCTTGATAAGTATTGGTTTCCAATCTTAATCATGAGTCCAACAGAATGCGCTCCTGGAGTAATTGGGAAATCCTGACTAACTCTCTCAACCATATACTGAAAGGTCAAAGAAATAGTATTAGCCGATTCCTCTGCAATTGTAATTGCTCCTCCAGTTGTGTTGTTATTTGCTGAAATCCATGATAAATCTGGGTCGGCTACTCCAGCAGTTGTGGTTGTTGTCCAAATTTGAACATATTCACCTCCACTTGATACATATTGAACCAAAGCAGTTGGGCCACTTGGACGACTTGATGGTTGATTCGAAGGAATTGCCTTGTGATAATCCCAAAGTTTTAATTGGTAAATTCCATCATAAGTTGAACCAACTCCGTTTAAATTCCACTCATCAATTCCAAACTTAGCATCAAATACTCCTCCTTGGCTATTTCTGTCTAATACTCCTAGATTTAGATAAGCATTGAACTCTGTAAATACTCTTCTAGCAGTCTCCTCAGGTCGGTTAATATCAGCGTTTATGTCGTCTCCATTTACAATCGTTTGGTTTGATAAAAGCGATTGATTAGGATCAAAGATAAAAGCATCGTAACTGAGCTTATTTAACTCGTTTAATCGAATAACGTAAAACCTATCTTTCCACAAAAACACTCGAGCCAAGAAAGGATTTACCATTCGTTCAATCGTATTTTTCAAATACAACTGCTCATTTTCTATTCTTACTCCGTTTGTAAACTTAGCACTTTCACCATCAGTATAAATAGCATTTGGAGGGACGTTAAACTGTCTAAATGGAGTAATAGTATCGTCCATTCGAGTTTCATGGATGTTAACACCAACAAAAGTGTTTCGCTTGTCTACAAAGCTCTGATTTAAAGCTCCAACAACTGCGGATAGTGCTTCAGTTCGTGGATCTGGCCAAGATGCAAAATCGGATCTAATCGAGTCTAATCCTTTTAAGCCGTCAATTGCCGTAAATTGAAATAACTTATTTCCGCTGGAATATGGACTTGTAATAAAATCAGGGGCAATAAATCCGCTAAAGTAAGGTTGTAATCCGTCAAATTGCAAATAGTTTATTCTACTTGTTCCAGATGTTGCACCCATTACAAATGTATTATTTCCAAATGCAACCGATTCAAAAGTTGCTACTGAAGCCGCTGGTATTGCAGTCCAACTTTTTCCAGTAGTTGAATAATATATTCTGTTTGTTCCGCTAGATACAACCCCAACAAAATATCCATTTCCGTAAGTAATTTGAAAAGGATTAAAAGCATTTGTTGCAGAAAACCAAGTTAATCCATCTTCAGACCATTTACCTCCAGTTACAAATATTCCATTGGCAAAATAAACACTTCTACCTCCAAAAGACGTTGCTTGCTCAAACCAAGTAATACCATCATAAGAAGTAAAAGTTGTGCCTCCTGGAGATCCATCTGAAACAGCAACCCAAATCCCATTTCCATAAGCAACACCTGAAAAGGTTGGATTTATATTTGTAGGCCTTGAAGTCCAAGTAATTCCATCTGGAGAAGTCATTATTCGATTAGTTCCAAACCTTGCAACGGCAACAAATAATCCATTACCGTAGGAAATGTCCTGAAACCACATTGCCTCGCTTGGAGTTCTACTTATCCAAGTAACTCCATCCGTAGATGTACGAATAAAAGATGTTGGTGTAACTCCAACAGTTGCATATCCAACCGCAACAAATAATCCGTTTCCAAAAGTTACATATTCAACATTAAAACTTCCAGCAGATGTCCAAGTAATTCCATCTGAGGAATATGCAATCGTAGAAGATGCTCCTACAAATAAACCATTGCCAAAAGTCATTCCTCTAAAAGAAGCAGATGGAGTTGCAGCTTGCCAATCGGTAATATCATTATTTGCACCAACCTGAGATAAAACTACTTTCCAAGTACGATTACCTCCAACTAGAAACTCGTTAAAAGCTCCTGTCTGTCCAGCGATTGTAAAATCTACGGAGGAGCCTATAATCGTCTCTAAGGGGTCGTTTCCAGTATTCCCCCAGTTGTAAGTTATGTCGTTAATTTGGAGAGGCGTAACGGCTCCAGAATAGCCTGTTCTTAAAATCTGTAAGTCCCAAGCGTTACCACCGTAATTCGTAGCATACCCCCCCTGATATTTTAATCCGTAATCATTTACCGGTACGTTTTGACCAGTCAACACAACATACATTTTTGTGTCCTGAGCTGGCATCGTATAACTAAAAGACAGGGAAGAGGATAGGAAAGTATTGCCGGGATTAGTGTACCACATTGCAGTATGAAATCCAGAGCCTGGAGCAACTGCAATCGTAAGCGTAGTTCCTTCAGTATAAAACTCAACTGGAGCAACTCCGTTTACTGTAATCGTGCCAAGTCCTTCACGAACTGCCGCTAGAAATCTGTAATCGTTCGCCATTATCCTTTATTTATTCTGTCACTAGCTTGTCCAAACACATATACCAAGTCTTGTCCACGAACTACCAACTCGCCGTTTAAGTCTTTATTCTGCTGAAATAAACCTCCTTGTCCACCTCCGGCAAAAGATGTTCCTCCACCTACTCCGCTAGATCCTACGGATGCAACACCTCCGCCTCCTCCGCCTCCGCCACCTCCTCCCAAGCTTTTAGCCTTGTTTGATACAAACCCAGCCAAGGCCACTAAGGCAATACCAGCTCCAATTGCAGCCGCTGGATTAAGTGTTTTTAAAGCAGTTTTTATACCTTCTATTGCAAGACCTGATGCAATTGCTAATTGTCCAAGTTGATTTAAAATACCAGCAATACCTCCAAGTAATGCACTTCCAGCCGCTTTAATAACATTCCCCCCACTTGCCAAAGCATCTCCAATAGAAAACGCAACGTCTCCAAGTGTATTTTCAGCACCTTGCTCTAAAATTGAAAATGTTTCATTAATAAACTGTTGAGTTTCTGATAATCTCGAAACAAATGAATCTAAAGATGAGAATCCTTCAGCAGCCCCATTAGCTATGGCAGCGTAAAATTGTTCAACAGTTATTCCACTACCTTGTAAAGAAGCTGCAAAGTCCTCATTTGATTTTGTTATTGCAGCAATATTTTCAGTATAAATACCTCTAGTACTTGCAACTCCTGATTCAATTGAAACTAATTGTTTTTCAACACCCTCAAAAAAAGCTCCTGTTCTTTCAAGTTTAGCAGTATCTAAAAAATCAAGTTTAGATATATCTTCAAAACTTCTTTTTATTGATTCTGTTTCTTCTTTTGTAGCTTTTGTAAATGTAGCTCCAGCCTCAATTTGTTTTGTAATATTCTGAGTTAAAGCATCATTTTCTTTATTTATTCTTGAAATCTCAGCTTTTAAGGTTTTCTCCTCCTTCAAGGATTCATTTGAGTTGTTTATACTTTTAATTAAAGTATCGTATCTCTGTAAATCTCCTTGAGTTAAAAAACCTTCCTTTTGTCTTTTTTCAATTAAAGCATCTATTTGAGCCTGTGCTGCCGAAGTTTCTAGTAATCTTTTAGCTCTTTGTTCTTCTAATTTTGTTTCTATTCTTAAAAGGTCAATACCATTTTGAGCAACTTGATTTGTTGCAGCTTGTGCTTTAGCTTTAGCTAATAAATTAGCAGCTACTTGTAGATAAGCATTACCAACATTACCATTTAAAATTTGCTCTTTAGATAAATTGCCAAAATAATCTGGATAGAGTTTTTGCAACTCGTTAACCGCTTGCAATCGTTTATCCGTACTAACGGCGGTATTTGTAGCTTGTATTTCTAAGCTTTTTAAAACTGCTAATTCTTTTTGAGCATCTTGTGCCCCTTTTAAAGTAGCAGCTGCAACTCCAGTTAATGTTTCTTGATATTCTTTTAGTGTTTCGTCTAAGCTTTTTGCATCCTCCTCTGTTTTAAAGAATCCTTTTTGCTGAAGTATAGTAAAAGCAGTTGTAAGCAACGAAACACCTAGAATTAAAGCATTCCCAGAACTAAAAATTTGTTGAAATGCTAATTTTATTTTTGATTTTGTTGAATCTCCAGCTTGACCTAAACCTGAAAATGATTGAGCTAATTGAGTAATGTTGTTACCTACGCCAATTATACCAAATGGAGCATCTTGAATAATTCTAGCAAAGTCAATACCTACACTATTATATCTGCTTGTTGTTTTTGTTAGATTTTCAAATTTAGGAGCTGTTGCTTGCGCAGCATTTCCTAACTTGTCAAGTTGGCTTGTGGCTGCGGTAACACCACTTGCTACCCCAGCTACGTTTGCAACAACATCAACTTCTATTCTTGGATTTGACATTTCTTTCTAGTTTACTTGCAATTTCCAACAATTTCTTTGCTTTAGCAAAGTCTTGCGGTGTTGACTCTAAATGCTTTTCTATCTTATCCCATGGCAATGGCCAAAGTTTTCTTTCATCTATATTAGCACCTTTTTTTAAATGAGGTTGCAATCCAATTATTGCATGAGTTCTCATTGCCTCTACAAGGTCTTTTTGATCAATCTCATGGCCTTTAACCAATGCCTTTAACTCTTTCCTACTTAAACAGAAAAGCTGCTCATAAGGCACCTTAGTACGCCCTACGAGCAGCATTAAATTTTCGCGAGCTGAATAATCCTCGCTTTCGTCTTCACTTATGTTTTTTTTTCTTGGCTTTCGCCAACGCCCAACTCTAAAAGTAAGTCGGCTAAAACATCGTTAAACAATTTCATTACATCCTTACCATCAACCCAGACTTTTAACTCGTCAAGTCCTACTGGATTTGTTGATTTACGCAAGCAAGCTACTTTGTGACATTGATGTAATAAACCATAAATATCATCTAATTTAGGAATTGTTTTTCCGCTAAAAGCATCTGCAATTCCTTTTCCTGTAAAATCCTCAAAGTTCGCCAAAGCGCCCAAATTTGGGTAAAAGAAAATCTCCCCTTCTTTAAAAGGAGCTGAATGGTACTTAGCCATATATTTTGTTTAGGTTGGTATAACGCTAATAACAGGAGCGCCAGCAAAGTCGAAAGTACCGGAGAATGAAACCTGAGAGTTTCTTTCAGCGGTAATCTCAATAGAGTTTAACTGAGCGTCAACTGTAATGATTTTGTCTCCTGATTCAGTACCTCCAAAAACCAATTCAAATACTTTCCCGATGTCTTCCATCAAGTCAAAAGCTGAAAGGTTAGATACTCCAGTAGATGCAAAATCTAGGTCTCCTGAAAAAGAGAAAGATCCTGATTTGTCGCCACCTTCAAGTCTTACACCATAATCACCCGTGCAATCATTTCTAACTGTTACGGATTCATTGGAAATAGAAACAGAAGCGGATGTTTTGCAAACGACAGGAAGAGAATTCCACTCGAATGTAAAGAAGTTGCCTAATTGATATGTTGCCATTGCTTATTCGTTTTAACAAATATACATAAAATTTTAATTATCAAGATACGAAGAAAATATCGAGCGTGTAGGATAATATTTTTTGATAAGCTATCTGGCTAGATCCTTGCTCAATTTGAACTCGAGAAAAGTTTTTTCGAATGTTTATAGCTTGCAAATCGATTGGTAAAGTCAAATATTGCAAAGTCATTTTTTGCTGAATAGCATTAGAAATATTTTCCGATAATTTCTTACCTCCACTTCCTTGTGGAAACTTGGTAACGATGTTAATCTGAAAGGTTGCGTTCTGTCTAATTGTGCAATCGTTATTCGTTGTTTCAGTTTCGTTCTGATCTGTAATTAAAACATAAGCAGCTGAATTCTGATAATTAGCAGGTAGAATTGTTGGAGGTAACTCGGAATCATAAACTGGCAAAGTAACTCCGCTAAGAGTTAAAGGTGAAATTGCGGTAATTACTGCCTTTCTTATATCGGTTGCTATTTCTCTCATTTTAAAGCTTTATTTATTTCGTCTACCATATCAGTTACTAAATTAGCAGTATTTCTATAGAAGGCTGGCATTAAATAAGGTTGACCAACAATACGACCTTTACCATTTCTTAAGTATGTACTAGCTAAAGTTCTGACTTCTTCAGAATAGGTAGGATTTTTTAATATTTGTTCTGCACTTAATCCAGTACCAAATTCCATCCAAGCCTCCCATTGTTCTCCAGTAGTTGGCACATTTAAGCCTACTTGCCAAAACAATCCATTATCAAAAACATTTTTATCAATTTTTTGACCAATAAAACTTAAATTAATTGTTGCGTCTCCAATTTGATATGAGTCTGGGGCATTGCGTTTTGCCTCAATTTCTATGTCTGTAGCAACTCTTGCTAAAACATCTTTTACTGCATCGATTACGATTTCCTCTTGCTTATCAAGGCTCTTTATAGCTGCATCTAATCCTTTAACCTTTACGCTCATACCCCTACCATTTGAATGATATACTCTTTGTGCATTCTCTGATCGTCTAGTTGAACGCCAGTAATTTTGTAATAGCGGTTGCGATAATATATCTGATAATTCTCACTAGGTATAAAAGAAACTCTGTACTGAATTGCTACAGTATATGTGTTTGGTAATACCATCTCTCCAGATTCATTTGCATTTTTGCCATTAGTTTGCTTTACAGATGCAAAGGTTTGTAAAGAAAGGCCTTCACTAATAATCGTACCACCAGCTCCGTCTGATACTGGAAAAAAAGTTATAAAATCAACCTTCTGGTCGTATTTTCCAAAGTTTATCATACGAATAAATCTGCTCTATATTTTAACTCAGTTGAAATACTAGCCTTCTGAGCATATTGCTCTTGAACACTAATCATGTTTTGTCTAAAGGCGAAATCCGTTGCAATCCTTTTCAACATCGCAACGTGCAAGTCTTGAGGCAATGGATTAGAGTTATTAAATCCAGCGGTATAGGTATAATTCTCTACCTCTGTTTCGTCAGTAGTTACATCCGCCACCCAAGGGCCAATTGGATATATTCTTTGACCCGATTTATTATTCGTAATAACCACATCCCTTTGAACATAAAGCATTCCAGAGGCTTTCTCAGATTCATTTCTAGCAGCTGGTATTAATTCGTTTGTAAGTAAAGTATCCCAATCAGAGAAATCAATTTGAAGCCAAGCTTTTGCCTCTGCCAATGTAATCGGTTCTGTCGCTACCGAATATGGATATCTGATATCTAATGGTCTAATTACGCTCATTTTTTTTCAAAGTCTTGTTTGTCCACTTTAATCCATACGGCCAATCCTTTATCAACCAAATAAGTATCGTAGGTCTTGCCTACGCTTAAAATTTCGCCTTTTCGGAATGGCTCTAGATCAACCAATAATTTTATCATAAAGATAGTATTTATTTCATTAAATGTTTTTTATCATTCCACGGCTCAACGTCTTGCCATAACCGGTAACCATGAAAAACGTAAAGCGATTTAATCAATCCAATTTTTAATCCCATCTCCTTTACTCGCATCGAAAATAGAGAGTCAAAAGCCAGGCTATTCTCGACAAACTTAATTTTCTTCCAGGTCTTGTATTGGAAAGCCATAAAGAAGCCAGCGATATATTCTTTGATCTCCTGAATGCCTTCACCTTTGTATGTTAACGCGATTTCGTAATGCCTTCGCACATCCAACTCGTAGTTAAACTCATTATTGTGCAACTGATGTTTAGATCTCAGCCGATTAGTGTAACAACCAACCAAGCCAAATTTATCTCCATCTAAAGCCAAGGCATCGTAAATCCGCTTTCCCCAGTCTCCGGTTAGATACAATATATCGCCATCTTGCATTATTATCCAATCCTCATCGTTTGCATTCAAGCTGCTCAAATACTCATTATAGGCTTTGCCAATATTTTTATTTAAGTCGAAAGGGTTCGAGTAAAATATCTTTAAAGGTTGATCCATGTACGCTCCTCGTAAAAGTTTAAATTCTTTTCTGAATAAGGGTAAGCAAAATTACACTCGCTTTTATACGCCATTATACCTGGGAATCGTTCGGTTAAATACCTATTCACTTCATATTCCTTATAATCCTTTAACCTTGCTTTTACTTTCTCTGTATTAAACCAGTAGAAAGAGCCTGAGTAATGAAACTCTTGAGGTACATAAGGAGGGCATGGTAAAAGCTTGCCGCATACTCCAGAGAATAGCCTATTAGAAAGGTCTGGAATCGTATCCAAGTTGCCTTTGTATAATTGCTCAATCCAAATATCCAATCCGCTCCAGATAGGCCTAGAAACTCCTTTACAATGAGCGTAAAAGGTAATCCCATCCTTTACTCTGTTAATCGAATCGATAAAATGCACCGACTCACCTAGCCTAGAATTATTTTCCACAATCTCAAACTCACAGTCGCTTGGTAGAAGCGATTTTAACGGCTCTAGGAAGGCTTTACCATCTACGGCAACCTTGACTACCTTTTTACCATTAAAGACGCTCCAGTACTTGTTTAATAGCCTTAAATTAAGTCTGTGGTAATGCGTTAGCTTTCCGCCGTAGTATATAAAGTAAATTAGATTTTTTGGAACGTCAACGCCCATAAAGTAGGTGTTTTTGGTTTCTCGATTAGCTTATAGCCAAGCTCTTTAAACATGGCAATCCAATCCTTTTCAGTTTTAATATTAATGTGGCCCCAATCAGCATCAAAATCAGTAGTCCAAGGGACTGAAGAAAATAAAATAACGCGTGGTTTTACGACCTCTAGAGCCTTTGTAATCTCTTGATCAGTCATGTGTTCGGCAACCTCTATCCAAAGCATTAAATCGGCTTCTTTTGGCTTCTGATAGACCTTTAGCAAAGGGTAATTCTCCTTGCAGTAATCTCGATGCGATTTAAATATATCTTGGCCAATAATGTTAAATCCTTCTTGCCTTAAAACCTCGGAATAAACTCCAGTTCCACATCCGTAATCCAAAACGCTTTCTGGGTCAAACTTCTTGCAATATTGAGCAACCTCTTTAGCAAGAGCTACAAAATCTGGATTATTCATCGTTAGCTGAAAGTCATTTATTTCAGCTTGCAAAAATTCATTCTCTGTTATATTCATATTTCTCCACAAGTTTTACAATTTCTTTTATAATGCATAGGGCATTGAGTCCCATCAGAGCTACAAGGCTCCTTGTCAAAGTAAATAGGTAGCCCCCCCGGTTTAGTTAAATACCGCTCGCAACTCATTTTGAGCTTACATCTTTGCGGCTTACATAAGGTAAAATCTGCCATGTTTTTTTATTTAATGGTTAAAGTAAATCATTTTCAATCTGTTAAACAAAAAAAAGGGATGCAAAATGCACCCCCTTTTACCATCAAACTAAACACAAACTAATATTAGGTAGTCTCAAGAAGCGCCTTAGCAGCTGCAAAAGTTCCTTTTACCAATACTGGAGTATCGTTAGCGGAGATGAATTGTACCAATCTCTGCTCGATTCTTACAGTCTTCAAGTTGTCGATGAAGTCATCGCCAGACTCTCCAATTGCCACTTGCAAACCGCTTCTCAAACGTACGTTGATTACAGAAAGGTCACCACCTACGAATTGTGCAGCAGTTCCAGTCAAAGCGTTGGTTGGGATAATGTTTACTCCCCAAGCGCTGATTCCACCTTGAGCGTTGAAAGTAACGCCAGCTGGCAAGATATACTGCTTGTCTGCATCCTTCTCAGAAAGCATCAAGTGATATTGACCAGTCTCAACAAATACTCCGGTTGCAGTTCCGTTTGCAGCTCTTACTTGAGCGATGATTCCGTGAATTACATCCCAGTTAGTAGCAGCCTCAACACCACCAGCCATAGATCCACCAGTGAAGGTAGTAGACTTAGAAAGCAAACCAGCCAACTGAGGAGAAGTACCGTTACCAGTGAATAGTTGGTTTTCGATTACAGTCTCAACACGCTTAACTCCGTTGCTCTGGATGTAAGAAGCCAAGTAAGAAGCATCCTCAAGCATTTCCATAGAAACCTTCATGTGAACACCAATCTTCTCAACCTTAGCTCTCTGCTCCTTGTATTGTACGTCGATTTGAGTTTTCTCAACACCTTCGCCAATCATTACTGGAGTTCCCTCCTGATCGTACTCTTCAACCCATACTGCGTACTGAGTTCCGATTGCTCCAACGCTTGCATTAGCAAGGTAAACAAGTAGTCTCTGACGGATTGGAGAAACAACACCAGTAAACTCGGAGATTGTTACTTGTCCAGAAGAAGCTTCGTTAGCGATAGTAGAAGCCAAAGTGATAGTTCCTACTGCCTTCTCGTTGATTTCAAATACCAAAGGAGCCTTAAGACGAGCGTTAGGCTCAGACTTCAATCTTTCGATTTCAGCTTTTACAGGAGCATAAGCCTTCATAAATGCGGTCTTAAAATCTTCTGCGTTTACTTCTTTCTCAACTGCGCTCTTTTGCAAAGCGATGTCAAGCTTGTCAAGTTGCTTCTGCATTTCTGCTGCATCTTCTTTACTTACTACATTGTCAAATGATTTCAACAATGCTTCTGCCTTTTCGAAAGCCTCATTGGCTTTTACTTCGGCGTTGCTAGCTTTTGCCTTTAGAGCTTCACCAGCTTCTGCGATTACCGCTTTAACGGCATCCAAAGTTAGATTTTCCATGATTCAAATTGTTTTTTAAGTTCGTTTATAGTTAGTATCTCAACGTCCACGGCTTTCGTCTCTACCAAAGTAGCCTCTGCTGGCTTTAGCATCACCAAAAGTGATTTAAGTTGACTTTCTAATTTCTCTAATGTTTCGTCAGTTGCATCTGAAGTCTTTACAAACTTCTCAAGTCTAGTTAAATACTCGAATGCATCTTCCTCACTTTTAAGGTCGATAAAGGTTGTTTCTGGATTAGCTCCTAGAAACTGCACCGCACTACCTTCGTACATCATTACCTCTTTAATTAAATTGGCTTTAGATTGTTGATCGTACATTTCCTTAATTGTACGGAATCCAAAAGAATGCTGGTTAATCAAATCAGATTCGACCATCTTTTGAAAATCTTGACCCATATTATGGCTTCCAATTTTCGCATCATATCTTAATCCTTTCTGATCTTCGTAAAGATTGTTAATTTTTGCGACAACTTTTGTTTTATCGTGATCTAAAAGATATTTAATAAGTTGCTTTCCTTGTGGGCCACGCTCTTGGATTGTCTTGGTGAATGCTCCTGGCTCAATTACATCGCCATCGAGATCCTTATTACCGAAAACGGCAAAGTAGCCTGAAACAATCCCTTGCTTCATGTCGCTATCTGCAAATCCTTGATTAAGTCCCTTTAATATCATTGTCGTGTTATTATCTTTTATTTCGCCTAATTCTCTAAGCTTACTTCTACTCCATCCTAAAGCAGCCTTACCCCCCCATGCATCGTACATCAATAGACCGCATCCTTCTTCATAAGAAGTAGAACTTTGCAAATCAACCTCGTGTCTACTCAAATACGAATACATTCTTTTAATTGTATCCACACTAATTGCTTCGCCGTTTGCGAGTTGATTCGCTCTTTGCTTCCCTACCGGAGTTCCACATGGCCCCCATCCATTCTCCTCAACGTATTTCAACACCCTTCTAGCGTTGTTTTTAACTGCTTGCGGATAATCAGAATAAGATTGCTCTGCTTTCTCTAGCATTTGATATTCGTTTAAGCAAATATACAAATAAATAAAATTAACAAACAAAACTCCTTAGAGAACAAAGCTATTAGGAAAGTTTCTTCTAGCGTAACTCTCTGAAACATAAACCACTACACATGAGCAATTTATAGTCTGAGCTGCGCCACCATTTAAATCTCCAGGTTTATCCATTAATACCTGAACACCATTACTGTTAAACACAAATGGCTGATCAAATCGAATCGGTTTATCCTGTGCCAAAATGTGCTGAATCCTTGGCTCCTTTGCTCCCCCATGTATCCAAAGCTTCCATAATGGAGTTCCTGTCTGATTTGACCATTGAATCGCAGATTGCTTCTTCCCTTCATTGTAAGCTCTAGTAGACTCAGTTCTAGCAATCGCTCTAGCTCTTTTAATATCAGGG